GGCGCCCACTTGTGCAGGCGCTCGTCGGTGCCCATGGCCATCCAGATCGCGCCGAGTCCGAACAGGGCGATGAAGATTTGCGTCACCTGATGCCCTCCAAGGCCTGCCGCCCTTTGAGCGTGAGCCGCACCTCGTTGGCCAACAGGCCCCTGGCCGCAAGCCGCTTGATCGCCACGTTCGCCGCGTGCCGGTTGCCGGCCACGGCCGCCGCCACGGCGTACAGGTCCTCGCGCTTGACCGCCCCGCTGGCCAACATGATCAGGATGGCGCGCGGCAGGCGGTTGCGGTCGACGGGTGGGCGGCGGTGCGCTCTCACAGCAGCGTCTCCTGCCGACTGAGCGACTCGATGCGGACCTCGGCGCGCGGCATCAGCGCGTCGATGCCGTGGTAGACGTGCTTCTCGCGCACTTGCCGGTCGTTCACATAGACGCCGGCCTGCACCAGGACGCGCTCGCCGGTCTGCTTGACCTTCACGTAGCGGTTCTGCAGCACGTCCAGCACCACGCTCTCGTCCAGGTCCGGCCGCTCGCTGGAGTAGAAGATGCGCAGCGTCACGCACACCGGCACCGCGAGCTGCAGGCGCGCCTTCGGCGGAATCTGGCGCAGCGCGTTGGCTTCGTACGCCAGGGCCTTGTCGCTTTTGATCACCGCCGGGCGCGTCTTGTCCGTGCCCTTGATCCGCATCGTCACGATCTCGCGGCTGTTCGCCTTGCTCGCCGGCTCGCCATAGATGACGAACTCGATCGGGCCTGTGTATCCGACGGGTGGCGTCGTGTCCGCCGCAGGCTTCTTGCGCTGCTTCTGCACGGGCTTGGCCGGCGCGCTGGCCGGCGCGGTGCCGAAGGGGTCGTCGTCTTCGATCAGCATGCCGGCATCCATGCGATGAACTTGCGCAGCCGTGCCAGCGCTTCGGCTGGCAGCCGGTGACCGCTTCCGTCCGCCAGCTCATGCAGGCCGTACAGGTCCAGGTCGCCGTCTTCCCACATGGACCAGGTGACCTGCGATGCGGCTTCGACTTCGGCCGTTCGGTCCTCTGCGGTGCTTGCATCTTCGAGTTGGGCACAGCCACCACTTGCCACCCGTGCGCCACCCTCGTTCGCCACCGCTGGCCGCGCGGTCCCGGTTGGTTCCGGAGTCGATGTAACGTCAGGGATTTCATGGCCGCTCGCCGTGGCAGCAGAGGTGGTGCGTTTGCCAATTTCGCTTCCTCTCCTAGCGCGCAGCCGCTCGTTCAGGTTCTCATTCGCGGTGCGGATGCGCGCGGCGATTTCATCCTCTGTCAGAGTGACTCCAGGCGTGGCTGGCCGCTGCTCGGTTCGCCGCTCTTCGTGCTTGATCGTGAGCGCGGATCCTGCTGGCGGAGTGGATGATGTGATCAAGGAGGGAATCGGCGCGCTCGTTCCCCGCGGCGGGTTCATGACGGGCGGGCGCCAGGGCTCGCGCGCTGGCGCGGCGGCTGTCGTGATCACCGGAAACGGCCGCAGGCTAAACGAGCTCTTGCCCGATTCAACCAGTCGGTGCAGCAGCCCATGCTTGATCACCGCTTCCAGGTAGGCCGGCAGGTTGCCCTGCTGCACCTCCATCGTCGCGGCGACCTCCGCAGCCGACCAGACCACCTTGTGGGGCTGCGCCTTCATCACGTCCAGCAGGACGCCGACCTTGCCGCGGGGCTCGTAGGCCATGATCAGCCTCAGTGCACCGCGGCCGATTTGCCGCCCTTGCCGCGCGGCTTCTTCGCGCTGGCTGGGAACGGCCAGACCGCATCGGCTCCAGCCCCGTTGCCAGCAGCATCCTCGGCCTGTCCTTGTTTCGCCGACTCAGCCAGGGCGGCTTCGGGAGAGCCGGGTGGCAGTTCGGTGCCGTCTTCTTCGCCGCCTGCGTCTCCGCCAGTGTCTCCGCCCTCGCCGAGCTCACCCTGGCCGTCATCGACTTTGCCGGGCGGCGTGTCAGGCTTGCCGGCGCGGTAGCCCTTCTTCATCGGCCGCAGTTCCGCCGGCGCCAACAGCTTCATGTGGATGGAGCCCTCGACGCCCAGCCGAACCACCGCGTTCAGCGTCTCGGTGTCGGCCAACTCGTCCCCGTTGTAGGAGAGCGTCCACTCGATCGTGGAGCTGCCGCCTTCGTGCAATTCCTTGAGCAGCACACCCGACATAGCGACATCCGAGAAGTCCCAGCGATGCTCGTCGGTGCCGTAGTCGCGGATGAAGCGATAGCCGCGGCTCTTGCCCTTGGGCCCGTGCTCGAAGGCGACGCCTTCGGTGGGCAGCTCCGGGTGCCGCAGGTTCGGCAGCGGAATGATGACGTCGGGCAGCGTCTCCTGGCCGGCGGTCATGGCCTTGTTCCAGTAGAAGTGCTCGCGCAGGCCCGGCTTGATCCAATCGAGGATCGTGTTTTCACCGGTGAGCCTGCAGCGCAGGTCCACCGCCAGAACGCGTTCCTCGCCGTGCAACTCGGTGCGCACGTTGACCTTGGTGATCTCGACTTTCGTGACTTCGGGCAGTTCAAACGGCATTGGGTATCTCCTGGTTGATGGTTCGGGTAACGAGGGCGGGAAGGTGGCCGTACATCGATGGCTGCGCCTTGGCCATGCGGCGAGCCTTGTCCTTGACGTAGTCGCGCCAGCCGATCACGGCGTGTTCCCCGCGATGAGGGGATGAACCAGGCCGTACAGGGCGCGACGCGTGCCGCGCTCGCGGTAAGGGTGCACTTGACCGCTTTCAACCAGCCGCACCAACACCTTGCCGGCGGTGCTTGGCGGCCAGCCGGTGATGGCGATGAACTCGCGGGGGGTGAGTCGCCCGTGCTCGAGCAACTTGCGCGCGGCGTACACGCGCGTCATCGCGGCGCCGCTCCGCTGGATTGTTCGCCGGCCAGGGCCGCGTCGCTTCTGCGCTGCGCGTCGGCCTTGGCTTCGCTTAGGCCATCGTCGAGCGCGCGCAGCTCCAGGATGCGGCGCGCGGCGGCAAGGTGCTGCTTCTGGTTGAACGACAGGCGCTGGCCCTGCCCGCCGAATCGCTCGACGTAGTTTCTCGCCCAGCGCTCGCGCTCTGGGACGCCGTCGGTGCGCGGTGCCTTCAAGGCCGCGATCTTCTCGCGCAGCACCTCGGGGATCCGGCGCGGTGCCATGTCCGGCAGCGAGGCTTGGCGCGCCGGCTCGGGGCGCCGCCGGCAGATCGTTCGGAACTCGAACACGTCGGGCGGACGGCCCGCGGGCAGGTTGTCCAGGCCGTACGCGATCGCCTCCGGCTTATCGACGAAAGCATCGAGCTCCTTGGCCCAGTCGGCCTTTACGTCCTCAAGTGGAAAACCGTCCCAAATCGAGAGAAAGCGGTGGCCGTACGCCAGCGACAGCTTCGCGAAAATGTCGTCAACGGTTTGCAATGGCAGGGGCATGCTCATCCTCCATGTCGATGGTTCGCCCGTCGTCCGGGGCTGGTTTCTGGCGGCGGAACGGGGCCATGATTTCGGCGGCGCGTTGCTGGCGCGCCGTGGCCGGGGCTTGGGGGTCGCGGTTGTTCGTGGCCCAGCGGGTGCGGATGCCCTCAGCGTCGCGCACCAGCAGCTTGACGCTGTGGTTGTTGACGGCGTAGCCGATCATCGTGAGGTAGAAAGCCGCCACGGACGGCGCCTCTGCATGCGGTATGCGCGCCACGAAGTTGGCCAGCAGTCCGTTGACCTGGGCGTTGCGGACCGGGGCGACCCCGTAGCGCCTGAGGTAAGCGGCGCTGTACGAATCCCAGACTGCAGCGGTGGGCGCTGGCTCGGCTGCCGACTTGGCTGACGACTTGGCAGCCTTGACGATCCTGGCCGGGGGGCTGGCTGGCTTTGCCGGCGCTCCATCCGGTGGCGGCGCAGCCCCATCGGAAGGAAGTCCTGTCTTTAATACCTGTGAGGTGGTGTCGTGTCCCTGTCTTAGCCGTGACAACTCGCGTGACTCGGGATGTGACAAGTCCACTGAAATTGCCGTGACAACTGCGGCGCTCAAGTCGGCTTTCAACTTGGCCGCGGCCGCGCGCAAAGCCGACGTCTTGGTGCTGTAGTGCAGCACGACCCCGGCGGCGCGCAGCGCTGCAAACAGCTCCTTGCGGTCCTTGCGTTCGCGCTCTTTGCGCTGCTGGTCGGCGGTCTTTTTCTCGACAAAATCCTGCCGGTGCGGCAGCGCCTCCATCGCCTTAGCCGCCACGACAGGGTGGTACAGGCGCCCGTCCGAACACAGCACCCAGTTGTGCAGCGCCATCGTGCGCACACTGGTCCAGTCGGATGCGCCCGACAGGATGGCCAGCGAGCGGTCGTCGTTGGGCAGCGAGCCAGCTGGAATCTGCCGCCACGACTTCCAGATCAAAGCCATGGCGGCCTTGAACTCGTCCCCAGTGGACTGCAGGAACAGATCCGATTCGAGGATGTTCACCGTTTCGGTGGGCATCCATTCCAGCCCGCGCAGGTTGCAGTCTGGCGCCGAAAGCGGCGCGAGGTGTGACGTGTCACGTGACGCGTCACGTGTCATAGGACGGTCCTCGCGTGCAGCTCGCCCATCGCGCTGAAGAAACACGGATCGAGCTCCTCACGCTGGCGCTCGATGCGGTCCAGGGTAGCCAGGTCGCGCAGCCATTGCGCGCGTTGCTCAGCCGCGCCCAAGTGTCGGACCTCTCCTACGCCAGTAACACCTTCGGCCCTACGCTCACAAGCTGAGGACTTTTCTATGCTGTGTGTGAGGAATTGGGCCTTCCGCGATCCGGGGGCTGGAAAAATTGCTGTCACACGGCCTCCGCTTCTTCGACCGGATCCAGGTCGAACAGGGTGGGCATGCTGACTTCGCGCTCCATGGCGCGCAGGTAGAACACTTGATCGGCGAAGTAGGCCGCCGACAGCTCGGAACCGCCTCCCCTGCGTCCCAGCTTAATCGCGCGCACCGGAACCGTGCCGATGCCGGCGAACGGGTCGTAGACCAGATCGCCCTTGTTGCTGTAGCAGCGGATCACCCGATCGACGATATCGATCTGCAACGGGCAGACGTGTTTCTCGACGGCGCGGTCGGATTGGTCCTTGTTAAGCGTTTCCATGCGCACGATGTCCGTCCACACGGTGGCGTCCGGGCTTCCCGGCGCCAGGCACATGAATTTCTTGGGGAGTGCTTCGCGCTTGGCCAACTCTTCGCCGATCTGCACATGCCGCTCGTAGTCGTAGATGCGCCGCAGGCTGTCCTCGGTGAAATACTTCGCCAGCTTCGACGGCCCCATGCGGGCCATTTCAGATGCCGTCAGCAGCCGGTTGCCGCTGGAGCGCCAGTAGTCGTGCGCGTCCACCTGCCAGCGCGCCAGGCTGTACTCGTCCTCGGTCTTCGTCACCGGCTCGTCGGCGTAGCCGCGCGCGAGATCGCTTTGCGGCTTGCGGAAAATCAGCAGGTACTCGGAGCAGCCCCTGCCCATCTTCGTGCTGTCCTTGAGCATTTCGCTGTAGCCCAGGCGGTAGGTGGAATTGTTCTCGCGCACCACATCGGTGGTGACGGTGACGATGGCCATCTTCACGAAGCCGTGCTTGCGCAGGTGCATCGACGCTTCCTCGTGGAAGTAGTCCATCGTCGGCGCACCGAGGTTAGTCACGCTCTGGAACAGCACGCGATCCTTGACGTGGAAACACACCTCCCGGCCCGGCTTCAGAATCCGGAACAACTCCGGCGTGAGGTGATCCATCTGTGCCCGGAAGTGATCGTTGTCCTCGGTATGGCCGAAGTCGTTGTAGCTGGGCGTGTATTCGTAATGGTTGGCGAATGGAATCGACGTGACGATCAGGTCCACCGAGTTGTCGGCCTGCAGCTGCGCCTCGAGCACCGCGTCGTTATTTGCGACCGAAAAGAACTCGCCGCTTTCCACCTTGCGCTCGATGCCGATGGTCCTGGCCAGCGTGTCCTGCATCGCCAGTTGCGTCAGGCCATAGGTGCGGATGATCTCGGTCATCTTGGCCTGCATTTCGTCATGCCGGGACCACTTCTCGTTCAGCGTGCGAACGACCTCGCGCTCGGACTCGGTGTGCACGATGTCGATGCGCACCGGCTGGCTCTGGCCGAACCTCTGGACGCGGTGAATCGACTGGATGAAATCGTTGAATTTGAAGCCGACACCGGCGAACACTTCGCGGTGACAGTGCCGCTGGAAGTTGCAGCCGCTGCCGGCGATCGATGGTTTCGTGGACAGGATCCGGAAGCCGCCGTTGCCGAAGTCCACAATGCGCTGCTCGCGCTGATCGAGGTCCTGTGTGCCCCAAACGCTTACGGCTTGCGGGATCATCTTCTGGATGATGTCGCGCTCGTCCTCCAGGTCGTGCCAGACGACGAAGTGATCATCCGTTTCGCCGATGATCTCGCGCACCTTTTCGATGCGCGCCTCCATGCTGTGGCGCTTCTCCGCGGCCGTGGCCGACAAGCTCATGGCGACGTTGGGCACCAGCTGGCCCTGCCCCCACTTGTCCGTGCCGGCCGTGGCGTAGTCGCTGGGCACTTCGTGATAGCGCACGTCCAGCTCGGGCAGCACATAACCGTCATCGCTGTGGCCGAGATCGCTCGGGCGCTGAATGAAGACCGCCCACGATGCCACCCACAGCCAGAACTCCTGCTCCTTGTGCGGGTAGAGCGTGAGGTTGCCGGCCTTCTCGCTGTCACGCTGGAAGAAGCGCGTCAAGGCCTGCCCGGTGTCCATGACGCCCAGGTAGCCGGCGTAGTGGATCAGTTCCTTGAACCGGTTCGGGCTCGGCGTGGCGGTGTTGACCAGCTTGAATTCGACCGGCTGGAACGCCGGCAGGAATTCCTGATAGGTCTTGCTGCCGTAGCTGCGCAGCACGCTCGCCTCATCCAGGTTCGATGCGCGAAACAGGCGCGGGGTGATCTTGCCCTCGCGCACCGATTCGTAATTGGTCAGGTAGATCGTGCGCTCGTCGCCGATCTCGGCGTCGGTTCGGATAAATCGGACGTCGATAGCGAAGTCGTCCTTGAAGTGCTCGGCCGCCTGCAGGATGAATTCGTGACGCACTCCTAGCGGGCACACGTTCAGCCGCAGGCCCGGCCGGTGAATTCCGATCAGGCGGAACCACTCCAGGGCCGTGACGGTCTTGTGCAGGCCGAAGCTGGCGAACACGGCGCGGTTGCCGCCCTGCACCGCCCAGCGCACGATGTCGCGGGTATGCGGCTTCAGGTGCGGATTGATTTCCTCGGGCGCCACGTGGAAGCCGTCGAAGCTGGCCAGCTTGATCTTGGCCTTCAGGAACTGCTCGTACTGCTGCATCACGCACCCGTTCCCAGGCTCGCGAACTGCCGGTGCTGCTCGCCGCCGGCCCGGATGTTCCACTTCGGCGGGACGTACGGATCTTTCATCGAAGCCCCGCAGATAAGCGTGCCGCAGACGACTTGCGGCCGCTGCGCGAGGAACTGCTCGCCCTCTTCGGTGATCGCGTATTTCCCATCGAAGCGAGGCGGCGGCGCGATCAGGCCCAGACTGGCCATGTGGCTCAGGTAGGTTTCGATGACGTGCGGGGCAATCTGGATGTCGGCCAAGCCGTGCGCGGCATGAGTGAACGAGTGCAGCGTGCGCGGGCCGGCTGCCAGGGCGAGCAGGATGGCGATCTCGCGCGGCTTGAGGGTGATCCGCATCAGGCGCCGCCTTCGACGTCGTCCGGAGCTGTATGAAAAACGAGGTAGCGCTCGAAGGCGACCTTGAACTGCCTCCAGTGGTCGGTGTCCGGCGCGAAGGGGTTCGGCTCCATCCGGCCGCTTTGGGCCACTCGCTGGGCGGTGCGGTCGGCCAGCTTGGCGATCTCTTCGTGCGAGAGGATTTCAGGCATTGAATGTCTCCGTGCTTGTGGGCGACGTGGCCGGCACGCGCTGGGGTGGTACGGATGGCAGGTAGCGGTGGGACTCGTCTTTCGCGCTCCAGTCCATGTCGCGCCAGGGCTCCAGGTGCTCGTCGGCAAGACCGCTGATCGTCACGACATCGCCTGGGAATGCGGTGCGACCGGAGAGCACGAACGTACATGCTCGCGTGATGAGGTAGCGCTGCGGAGGATCGATGTCCCACACACCGAACTCGTTGATGCGCACGGTCTTGGCGGCGCGGCCGTTGAGGACGCCGTCTCCAGCGAGGTTGCTCAATCCCACGATCCAGGCCATGCCGCCCGCGCGATTTCTCAGTCGCGGCTTGAATCCCAGCGCCGACCTGATGCGATCGAAAAGGCTCATGACAGCCTCCGCAAGATGGAGGCCATGCCCTCGCCCCAATGCGGCTCGTCATCGAGCTCGCGGCAGGCCGGGCACTGCCGGCAGCGGCCCCTGAGCGGGCAGTCCTCGCGCTGGGACTCGGCGCATGGCGGCGGGGTTTCTTGGGCGGGGCTGGTGTTCATGTCGTTGTTCCCTTCGGTTCCCGGTCAGTCCCGGTTTTTCCCTGAAGTTCCCGGCCGCTCCCGGCCACTCCCGGCGATTCCCAAGCGCGCCGTGCGCTCATGAATCACAGTTGCCTCATGCACTCTTTTCGCCACTTCGCAAACCACGAGCGACTCGACGAACTCGCCGATGTCCACCTGCGCCACTTCGGCCAGCACGGTGAGCGCTTGATGCATATCGGGTGCGACCTTGAATCGCACGTCCTTGCGTTCCAGGCTCATGCGGCTGGTACCTCAGCGGTTAACTCAGCAATTTGGGCCGGGTGGCTGCGCATGGCCGCGATGCGGCCGGTGTCGGGGCGGCACATGTCAGCGCCCCTTGTGCGTGGAAGGCTTGTCTTTGTGCGCGTCCTGGTGCGGCTCGCGGTGATCGCGCTTCAGGTGCAGCGTCGCATTGCGGCGCGCGCGGGCCGCTTCGGGCGCCGGCGCCTGCTCGCCTTCGGTCAGGCATTCGTGCAGCCGCTTGAGCGTGGCGTAGCCCGGGTTCGGGATGTGGCCGTTGACGAACTTGGAGAGCCATGAATGACTGACATCAGCCTTCATGGCGATGGCCTGCCAGTCGCCGCGCCGACTCTCCAAAATGGCCTTGACTTCGAGGTCGAGCGTTTTTTCCATCCGCCCATCTTAGTAAAACATTCCTTGGAAAGCAAGGAACACTTTACTAATCGGCTGAGGCAGGCTCGCAGCATGCCAGCAAACAAAGGGAAATCCATCAACGCTGTGGTCGCGGAAAACCTGGCCTACTGGATCGAGAAGGCTGGGTTCACGAGTCAGACCGCGCTGGCCGAAAAGGCGGGCGTCTCCCAAAAGACGGTCAGCAACTACTTGAATCCGGAACAGCGCCTGAACGGCGGCGAAGGCAAGGAGCGGTCGGCCAAGCTGACGGAATTGGCCAGCATCGCGGCCGCGCTGGGCGTGGAGGTCCACCAGCTCACCAGGCCAATGACAGCCAGCGAGCGCCAGTTTTACGAAGCCCTTGAGCGGGCCTACCTGGACCTGCGCGAGAGCGCGCGCGCCGCGCACACCCAAGCTGAAGCGGGCGAGAGCGAACTGCAGGAGCAACGTGAAGCTACGGCAAAGAGGGTCGCGGCGAAGGAAAATAAATCACAGAAACGCACACGCAAGACCGGCAAATGAAAACCTTCGTCCGTCACCTGTCAGAGTTGACAGGTGACGCTGCGGCCTGGGTCCGGTACTGTTCCCGCCAGGGGGGGCATAAATCAGATGGGTGCAGTACTGAGGTTGGTCGAGTTTTCGAATCGGGAGACCCAGGCGGTGTTGAGCGCGCTGCACGCGCGGTCCGTGCGCGGCGAAGTGATTGGGATCGCGCTTTGCTTCAGGGCGCCGGACGGGGCCGAGCAGTGCGTCTACACCGGGGCCTACAAGGCAGACCCGGCCCAGGCGCTGAACGCCTCGATGCGAATGAGCGTCCAGCTCACGCAGATGCAGGATGATCTGTTGTGAACGCGCCGCTCCAATCTGACTCGGAGGAGCGATCATGACTGCGCAGCGTGCATTGGTGGGCCTGTCGCTGGTGTGCTGCTTGACCGTGTACGCGGGCGAGCCGGCGTCCGATGGATTCTTGAATTGCCTGCTGGTCAACAAGGTCAGTGACGCCGGGGAACTGCGGGCGCTGACCGACCGGCAGATCGAGAACGGTTTGTGCCAGATGACGGCCCAGGCAGTGCTCGAGATAGCTGCTAACGATCGGTTGCGACAGGAGCCCTGCATCAGGGCGAGCGCCAATCTGCTCAAGGAATTCAACCGGAGATTTCCACGCCGCGAAGCGAAAGAAGTCCTAAACCGGTGTCGATGAAGATCGCCCCGATCTTGTAGCTCCCCGCCTGCCGCTGTGCGCCGCCCTTTGAGGCGGCTTTTTTTCGCCCGCCTGATCCGTTGAGTAATTTATTCCTTGACAGGCTAGGAATCTTTTACTATTCTGAATCGTCCTCCCACCGATCACCAATCAGGAGCCCGCCATGAGAACCCTCTCCATTTCCATCGTCACCGCCACCCTGGTGGCCATCGCGCTGATCCCGGTTGCTGCTGTCATCGTGCGCGGGCTGGCCACGGTGCGCTCGCTCCTGGTGGGCTGACATGACCTCGCGCCAACTTCGCGCCGCGCGCCGCGAAAAACTGATGCGCCGCTACGCCTCCAAGGCCGAGCCCATGTTCGGTGTTGACGGCAGGGCTGTACCGCGCTCCGAGTTCATCGAAGCGAACAAGGATGACCCCGATGTTGTGGCCTGGGCCGACAGCGCCAAGGTCGGCGACGCCTATCCGGCCTTCCTGCCGTGCGTGAGGCTGGCATGAGCCATGCCGCCCGCTCCGCCGCGCCGCTTACCACCTTGCAGCGTCAGGTGCTCGATTACATGCGCCTGTTCCTGCTCATGAACCATGAGCTGCCGCCGCGCTGGAAGATCGCCGCGGACTTCGGCTGGTCCAGCCCGAACGCCGCCGAGTGCCACCTGAAATATCTGGAGGACAAGGGCATGCTGGAACGCAACGAGATCGGCAACCTCATGCTGAGCCAAGCCGCCGTGGAAGGTGCATCGTGAGCGCCCCCGAAACGCGCGAGCCCGAAGCATGGCGCCCGGTGCTTGGATTCGAAGGTGCGTACTCCGTCAGCGACTTGGGGCGCGTGCGTAGCGAGGCTCGCGTCATCATGCGACGCAACGGGTGCCCGCAAACAATCCACGAGCGCATCCTGCGGCACGCAACGAACGAGCACGGCTACCACGAAGTGAACCTGCAGGTCGGAGGCAAGGCCCGTACGAGACTTGTCCACCACCTGGTGCTGGAGGCTTTTGTTGGCCCGCGTCCACCTGGGTTGATCTGCTGCCATAACGACAGCAACTCATCGAACCAGCGCGCAACCAATCTCCGATGGGATACCTATTCGTCCAACGCTCATGACGCCGTGGCCGTCGGGTCCATGCCAAGGGGCGAGAAAGCCTTTGGCGCAAAGCTTACGGCCGACCAAGTGCGAGCCATCCGCGCCGATCGCAGGCCGCAGGCAGAGATTGCCCGCGCCTTCGGCGTCGAGACGTCAAACATCAGCCGCATAAAGACCCGGGACACCTGGGCCCATCTGTGAAAGGCGTTCCCATGTCTGCAATGTTGGATCAACTGCTGCGCGACTCTGGCGACGCAGCGCGCTTGGCCGACCTCGCCCGCAACGATGTCCTCGCCGGCATCACGGCGCCGCCGGTCGAAAAAGACGACGTCGTCTTCGGCGAACAGCGCCGCATCGCTTCGGACATGGCCTATGCCCGCGCCCGTGACGACGGCTCGAACGAGCGCGCCCGGGATGCGCGCGGAGCGAAGGCCGAGCGGCAGATGCGCGATGCAATGGACTGGGCGAACGGGAGGCGGGGATGAATGCGCAGCACACGCCGGGCCGCGCGGCCGCAACACACGGATGCTGCGTCGACAAGGCGTGCACCGAGTCCAATTGCATGGCGCTGCCCGCTGGAAAGACGTGCGGCGACTGCGTGCACGAAAAGCGGTGCTGCTCGATGTTCGGCCACACGCCCACGGACACCTACTGCGACTGGTTTCCTCGGCTCTTCCATGAGCGCGCCACCACCAACACCGGAGCCGCGTCATGACCGCCCAGCCCACCCGCGATCACTGCAACGTGTGCCGGCGCGACGTGTTCATCTGCGCGCGCTGCGGCAAGCCTTCGTGCATGGGTGGCAAGACGCAATGCCCTGGCTGCGCGGCTGCCCGCGCGCTGGATGACGCGGCGGACGAGCCCGCGAAAACCGAACCCGCTGGGAGCACCGCATGAAGCGCATCGGCCAATTCAACTCCCGCCGCTGGGGCGCGGTCATCGTGTTGCGCGCAACGTATGACGGGCCGAAGGGCCCGACCGCGATAGTGCTCCAGTCGGGCAGCGGCGAGCCGCTCGCCACGCTCAGCGTGAACATGTACCGGCCCGAGTGCTCGCACGATTCGAGCGAGCTGCCGCCGGACTGCTTCTACGTCAAGGAGTGGGCAGGAAACGAGGAACTCGCCGCCGACGCGCGGCGAAGCGGCATGTTCATCGAGCGCGAGGACCTGCCGCCCGCGTCCAGCGGGTGGGTATCCGCGCCGGTCTGGCAGATCAAGCCGACCACCGGAGCCCCATCATGAGCGCAGCCACCCTGGAAGACCTCGCCAACGTCATCAAGCTGCTGGAGCGCCTACGCACCGGCGAGCTGAACGTGATTCCGAGCATTGCCGGCATCGACGAACGCAAGCAGGACGCCAGCACGGAGATGCTCGAACGCGTCGAGGCCGTGCTGCGCGGTGCCTACAAGAAAGCAGAGGCGCCGCTCGGCGACGGCGGTCCGGCGTTCCCGTGCTTCGAATACACCGAAGGCCACGGCCCCTCGCGGCGCAACGCGCAAGGCGAGTGGGAGAACTACGCGACCGGCGCCACGTTGCGCGATTGGTTCGCCGCAAAGGCGCTGCAGGGAATCATGGTCAACGCCGTCGGCCTGGGACAGATGGATGCGGGAGAACGCGCTGCGCTTCTCGCTGGCACGGCGACCCTGCTCTACGAAATCGCCGGCGCCATGTTGGTCGCAAGGAGCCAGTCATGAACCGCCCCGCCCGCTTCCGCCTGCTGGATGACTTCCAGGCCGGCTACATCAAGTTTGCCGGCCGCGAGCCGCGCACGCTCGAAGAGCTCGCCATCGCGCTGGCGGACAACGAGCACCGCCGCCGCCTCGCCGAGATCAAGGCGATGAGCAAGTCGCTCGCGCGCCTGGGCGAGTTCCTGCCGGCGCTGGCCGAGCGCGACGTCAAGCTCTGGCCGCGTGACATCAGCACCTACAACCAGGGCAAGACGCTGCGCATCTCGCGCTCCGTATTCGGCGACGACCACAAGCTGTTCGACGCCCTCATCGCGCTCGGCTTCAAGGAAGTGGAGCGCAACGACAGCTTTCGCGACGAGCAGACGGTCACGCTGCAACACGGGCGCTGGCTGCGGGTGTCGGTTGACGTGAAGAAGGCTGCGGCACCGGTCGCGGCCGAAGCTGCCGGGAGCGGGTCATGAAGCCCGACGTGATTGCCGCGCATCCCTGCACGACGGATCGGCAGCCGCCAACCTTGCAGTGCGCCCACTGCCGCGAGACATTCGAACCGCCGTTCGAGGATTTTTTCTACCGCGACGCGAACGGCCCATTCGGCTGGCGCAGGTGGTGCAAGGCCTGCTACTCCGAAGCCCCGAGCATCGTCGCTCGCAATTTGCAGCGTAGCGCTGCAAAACGGCAATCTAACCGGACCGCGTCATGAGCCACATCGATTACGCCACCATCCCGCCGCTGGTGCGCGCCGCGCTCGACGACGACTTCGGGGGACCGCTGTGACCATCCGCCCGGACCTGATCTACATGACACGCCGTTATGCGGCCAAGAGCACCGGGGAATCGCCAGCGGAATACGCGAACCCATTCGCCCACTACCGCAGGCCCGCTGCGCCCTGGCGCAAGTGGGCGCTCCGCATCGGCTTTGTTGCTGCAGTGGTCGTGATCGCCGTGATCGCGCTGGGAGCGCCGTGATGCATTGCACCGGCGGCAGCTGCAGGCAGGGCAGGCGCCCCTGCAAGACGCCCAAAGCCTGCGGACTGGCGCTGCCCGAGCCCGAGCGCGAGCCCGATCTCCGCGACCTGCCCCGCTGGGCGCCCTACCTGGGCGGCGTGATCGCCCTCATCGGCGCCTTCGCGACTTACCTGTACCTCGCCTTCGGCCACGCGGCCGGCTTTTAACTTCCCTGGAGAGAACACCTTGAATGCTGTCGTCGAAATGAAACCAGCGGGCGCACTCGCCCAGACCCAAGGCTCCGGCCGCATGGCCGTGTCCGACCTGATCCAGCACGTCGCCGTGGTGCAGGAGGTCATGAGGACTGTGATGAAGGAGGGCGTCCACTACGGGAAGATCCCCGGCACGCCAAAGCCCACGCTCTACAAGGCTGGCGCCGAGCAGCTGTGCATGGTGTTTCGCATCGCCGACACCTACGAGGTGGAAGACCTGTCAACCGCCGACACGGTGCGCTACCGCGTCAACTGCATCGGCACGCACCAGACCACCGGCATCGTGCTCGGCTCGGGCATGGGCGAAGCCTCCAGCGGCGAAGAAAAGTACAAGTGGCGCAAGGCCGTGTGCAAGGAAGAGTGGGAAGAAACGCCGGCCAACCTGCGCCGCAAGAAATACGGCAAGCAGTCCGGCGGGGGCTTCTACACGCAGGAGCAGGTTCGCACCGAGCCGGCCGACATGGCGAACACGATTCTGAAGATGGCCAACAAGCGCGCCAAGATGGCCATGACGCTCAACGTCACGGCCGCCAGCGACATCTTCTCGCAGGACCTGGAGGACATGGACGCAGCGCTGCGCGAGCAGCTGGCCCGCGAAGGCGAGGCGCAGCCCGAGCAGCCCACCATCAGGCACATGGGCTCGGCAGACACGGAGCAGTCCACAGCGGCGACAGCCACATCCGCTGCACTGCCGCCTTTCCCGGACGAGGACTTCCAGCGCGGCTTGCCGATCTGGCGCAAGGCCGCCGCGAAGCTTCCGGTTGCCGAAGTGCTGGCGCGCGCCGAAGCGGCAAACCCCGACTTCGCGTTCACCGAGCAGCAGAAGGCCGCGATCCTGTCGCTCAAGAAGGGCTCCGCGCCCGTTGCGACTTACGCCGATGTGCACCAGCGCATGCAGGACGCACGCACCCCGGATCAACTCGAGGAAGCCGCCGCACTCATCGGCGCCGTCTCCGACGAGAAGCAGCGCGCCGAATTGGTGGGCGCCTACGAAACGTTCCGCGCCGCCATGGCGGACAGCGAGCGGACGTGACCAATACGGGGGAAAGCGCGCGGCGCATGACTGGAAGCCCTGGCGTCATGTGCGCGCAGGCGGCAGACGGATCGATGCGGCGCGGAGAAATCGGCCTTGTGCCGAAGTGATCGGCCAAGTGAAGCAGCCCGAAAAATGCGGAAGGTAGCCCGCCGGGCGCGAGTACCCCACCAACCCACAGGAACAAGACCATGAAAGTGATTACCGGACTTCAGCAAGGCTCTGCCGCGTGGCACGAGCACAGGCGCAACGCATGGAACGCGAGCGACGCCCCGGCGATGTTGGACGAGTCGCCCTACTGCACCCGGGCCGAATTGCTGCGCCGCCTGGCCACCGGCATCGCGCCCGAAGTGGATGACGCGACGCAGCGCCGGTTCGATGCCGGGCACCGCGTCGAGGCTCTGCTGCGCAAGCGCGCCGAGGAAATCATCGGCGAGCCGCTGCACCCGTTCGTGGGCGTGGCCGACTTCGACGAGCGCTATTCAGCGTCATTCGATGGCTGCACGTTTGTCGGCGACGAGCTGGACGAGTGCAAGTTGCTCAATGCCCGGCTGCGCGCGGCGTTCGCCGACATGGAGAGGATCGCGCCGGAGCACCGCGAGCGCAGCGCCGCCAAGTGCCTGCCCATCGACTACCGCATCCAGATGGAGCAGCAGGCCCGCATTGCGGGGGCGGCCCGGGTGCTGTTCCTGACCGGGGAGCTGCGCGAGGACGACACGCTGGGCGACGTGTTCTCCTGCTGGTACTACCCGGACGACGCGCTATGGGCGCGCATCCAAGCGGGCTGGCCTCAGTTCCAGGCTGACCGGGCCGCCTACGCGCCGCCCGAAGTAGTCGAGCGCGTGACCGCCGCGCCGATCGAATCCCTGCCGGCCGTGTCGGTGCGCATGGACGGCGCCCTGGCGGTGATCTCCAACCTGGACGTGTTCGGGGCCAAGCTGCGCGAGTTCGTCACCAGGATCCCGGCCAAGCCCAGCACGGAGCAGGAATTCGCCGATTGCGCCGCGGCCGTCAAGGCGCTGGAAAAGGCCGAGGAAGCGCTCGATGCAGCAGAAGCCAACGCGCTGGGCCAAGTCCAGAGCGTCGAGGAACTGACCCGCACCATCGCCACACTGCGCGAAGTATCGGCCACCGCGCGCAAGGCCACCAGGCGGATCGTGGAAGACCGCAAGACGCAGATCCGCCTGGAGCAGGTGCAGCGCGGCCGCGAGGCCCTGGCCGCCCACATCGCCGGGCTGAACCAGCAGCTCGGGAAAAATTACATGCCCGCGGTCGCCGCGGACTTCGGCGCCGCCATCAGCGGGAGAAAGACGGTCGACAGCCTGCGCAATGCGATCGACACGGAGCTGGCACGGGCCAAGATCGCGGCCAACGAGATCGCCGGCACCATCACGCTGAATCTGAATTGGCTGCGTGAGCACGCGGCCGCTCACACCTTCCTGTTCGCCGACACGGCAGCGATCGTGCTCAAGGCGCCGGAGGACCTGCAGGCGCTGGCAACCAACCGGATCAACGCCCACAAGGCCGCCGAGGAACGCCGCCTGGAAGCCGAGCGCGATCGCATCCGGGCCGAAGAGCAGGCCAAGGCCGAGAAGGCGGCGCGCGAGAAGCTCGCCACCGAGCAGCGAGAAGCGCAGGAAGCCGAAGACGCCCTGATCGCCAGCATCTGGGAGAGCGCGAAACGCATCGAGGGCGACAGCATCGCCTACATCGAAAAAGCCATTGGGATGTTCGAGTCTGGCGCAAAGGACTTCGAGAATGATTCACGTCCGCGCGTGAGTGCTGCCGTCGCGGCGGCGCGCGCACAGATGCAGTCCAAGCTGCAGGCGGCGCGCCAGCGTGAGGCCGACGAAGCCGCAGCCCGCCAGAGCGCGCCGGCCGCGAGCACCGTCCAACCCCCTGCCGCCGCGCCGATCGCGCCGCCTGCGCTTTCCTCGCAAGCCGCAAACGTGGTCCAGATCCAGCGCCAGGCGCCGGCCGTCGAGTCCACCGCAACGATCCGGCTGGGCCAGATCAACGAGCGGCTGGCCCCGATCCACCTCAGCGCCGAAGGACTGGCCGAGCTCGGCTTCGAGCCGGTGTCCATCGAGAAGCCGGCGAAGAACTACCGCGAATCCGACTTCGGGCGCATCTGCGACGCGATCGTGGCGCACGTGCGCACCGCGCAGCAGCAAAAGCAGGCGGCGTGATGAAGACGATCACGCTGAACGAATTTCATGCTGCGCTCAGCGCCCAGGGCGTGCCGCGCGAGCACGTCGCGCTCAAGTGCCCGGTATGCGGCACCGTCCAGACCCTGGGCGAGTACCGCTCCGCCGTGGCAGCCGCGAGCCCGGAGCACCTGAAAAGCTACTTCGGCAAAGCGTTCATCGATCCGGACCTGCACTTCGGATTCGACTGCATCGGCCGGGTCACCGGCGCCGGGCCGAAGCTCAAGGGCGAGCCGCCAGGTCGCGGCTGCAACTGGACCCTCGGTGGGTTCTTCCATGCGCATGTCCTCGAGGTCACCATGCCAGACGGCACCGCGACGCCCATATTCGAACCTGCCACGCCCGAAGAGGCACAGGCCAAGCTGCAGGCGGCTTGATCCCATTTCCATTCACCAGAACCACCCATGCCAGAAGAAACCACCAAGCCCGTCCTGTACGCCGTCCTGGAACTGTTCGGGCACGCCCGCGTCGCCGGCGCCGTTAGCGAGCAGAACTTCGGCGGCGCCAACCTGATCCGCGTCGATGTGCCGGAGGTGACGTACACCGCGATCGACTATGACGCGCCGCGCGGCCCGGACGGCTACGAGAAGGTCACCCGCACGATCCCCGCCCACACCCGCAGTTTCGGCGCCGGCGCGATCTACGGTGTGAATTGGTGCGACGAGGAAACCGCGCACCTGGCCGCCCGCGACATCCGCGATGAGCCGCTGAAGCCGTACAGCGCGCGCGAGGCGCTGGAGCTGCAGCCGAAGGCGCGCGAAACCCCGCTGCTGGCGCGCGCGGTCGGGGTCGATGACGACGAAGACCGGGACGAAATGCCGTTCTGACTGCACCAGCCCATGCCGCACGTGACAGGCGGCATCAACGGGGGCAGTTCCCCAAGAAAGAACAGATGACCACAACGACGGAGATCCGGCACGCGCACTTTTTCTGCGGCCTGGGCGGCGGCGCCAAGGGCTTCAACAAGGCCCGGCCGCGCGTTGGAAGCATGCTTGGCAAATTCCGCTGCATCGGCGGGATCGACGTCGACGCGGCCGGCATCCGCGACTTCGAGCGCCTCTCGGGCGTCAGAGGCACGGTGCTGGACCTGTTCGACACCGAGCAGTATCTGGCGTTTCACGGCCACATGCCGCCGCCCGGCTGGCGCGAGGCCGGCGTGCCGGAGATCCATGCCGCCTTCGGGCACGAGCGGCCGCACATCGTTTTCCTGTCGGCGCCGTGCAAAGGGTTCTCCGGCCTGCTGTCGGAGACGAAGAGCCTGACCGGCAAGTACCAGGCCCTGAACCGCCTCACGCTGCGCGGCGTGTGGCTGATGCTCGAAGCGTACAAGGATGACCCGATCGAGCTGATCGTATTCGAGAACGTGCCGCGCATCGCCACGCGCGGGCGCCACCTGCTGGACCAGATCACCGCGCTGCTGCGCGCGTACGGCTATGCGGTGGCGGAAACGACGCACGACTGCGGCGAGATCGGCGGGCTGGCGCAAAGCCGCAAGCGCTTCCTGATGGTGGCGCGCCACATCGAGAAGGTCCCGCCGTTCCTGTACGAGCCGGAGAAGAAACAGCTGCGCGCGGTGGGTGACGTGCTGGGCAAGATGCCGCTGCCCGGGGCCGAGTGCGCCGGCGTGATGCACCGGATCCCGTCGCTGCAGTGGAAGACATGGGTGCGCCTCGCGTTCGTCGAGGCCGGCAGCGACTGGCGCAGCCTGAACAAGCTGGCGGTCGAGGATGGCGTGCTGCGAGACTATCTGCTCGTGCCGGAGCGCCACTCCGGCGGCCTGGGCGTGAACCGGTGGGAAGAGCACGCCGGAACCGTGACGAGCCGGGGGCTGCCAAACAACGGTAACTTTGCGGTGGCTGACCCGCGCCAGGAACTCTATGCGCACGGGTACGGCGTTACCCCTTGGGAAGCGCCCAGCGGCGCCGTGGCAGGCGAATCATTGCCAAGCAATGGCCGGTTTGCGGTGGCGGACCCGCGCGCGCCGGCCGGCGCCGAGCAGTTCGGCCAGTACGGCGTGCATGCCTGGGACGATTCCATGGGCGCCGTGATCGGCGTGAAGTCACCCGGTCAGGGCGGCTTCGCCGTGGCCGATCCGCGGCACACCGGCCCGGAAAAGCACGCGAACGAGTTTCGCATCGTCGCGTGGGATCACAGCGCACAGGCCGTGACGAGCGCGCATGGCAGCGGGCAAGCGGTGGCAGATCCGCGCGACTTGAACGGGTTCGCGAAGTACGCCGTCACGCCGTTCGACGCGCCGTCCGGCGTGGTGATCGGAGGCAGCACCACTGGCCAGGGTGCCTTTGCTGTCGCTGACCCGCGCCCCAACATGCCGCGCGGCAAAGGCGATCACTACCTGACCGGCGGGCATTACGGCGTGGTTCCCTGGGACCAGACCTCGTATGCGGTAGCGGCGGCCGCGTGTCACGACAACGGGCATTGGAGCGTAGCGGATCCTCGCCCGATGCCGGCGCCCGCCGACAAGTTGATCTGCCGCATTCGCGCGCTGGACAACACGTGGCACCGGCCCTTCACGACGCTGGAGCTCGCCGCGCTGCAGTCCCTCCTGGATCCGGAGGACAGCTGGATGCCCTGGCGCCTGGACGGCGAGAGCGACCAGGCGTGGCGCGAACGCATCGGCAACGCGGTCCCCAGCGAAGCCGCCTGCGCGATCGCCGAAGTCATGGGCGAAACGCTGCTGCTGGCGTGGTCCGGCGAGACGTTCAGCCTTTCAATGAAACCGATCTGGGTGCGCCCGGTGGCCGTGGCGATCGCGGTACAAGGGGCCGCATGACCAACACCCCCGAGCAGATCGCCCGCGCGTTCGAGATCGCCGACGAAGCGATGTTCGAACTGCTGCTGTCCGAGGGCGCGCTGAGTGACGGCATCGACTCGACCGTGATCGGTTTCGTGGACGAGTCCTGCAACGAAGTGCCGAAGCTGGAACAAGCCTGTTTGGCCATCCGCGAAGCCTTCGACTGGCTGCGCCCGCGCGGCTACGTCGAGCTCGGCAAGGACCAGGATGGGGAATTCATCAACGTGATCCGCAGGCCCGGAGAGGAATGATGGCGAAGACGACCAAGATCGAATGGTGCGAGCACACCTGGACGCCCGTCGTCGGCTGCGATCCGGTCTCCCCCGCGTGTGCAAATTGCTATGCCGCCACCATGGCCGCGCGCCTGGAAGCGATGGGCATGGAGAAGTACAAGGGCGTGGCGATGCGCGTCGGCGGCAAGGGCAAGTGGACCGGGCTCGTCAGATTCTGGGAGCCGGACCTGATGAAGCCGCTGACCGTGCGCAAACCGGGCCGATGGTTTCTCACCAGCATGGGCGATGTCTTTCACCGTCTCGTGCCGTTCGACACCATCGACCGGATGTTTGCCGTCATGGCGCTGGCCGACTGGCACACGTTTCTCGTGCTGACGAAGCGGCCCGACAAGGCCGCAGAGTACCTGACCCCAGCACGCGCAACGCCCGTGGGCATGGAAGCACTTGCGATGACCATGCAGGCGCACGCCGCGAATTCCAAGTCGCGGATCGGCTCCGGCGTCATCCTCACTGGCGACATCGCCCACCTCGAGACATGGCCGCTGCCAAACGTCTTCATCGGCTGCACCGCCGAGGACCAGGCGCGGGCCGACGAGCTGCGCCCGCACATGCAGCAGATTGCGGCTGCCGGCTGGAAGACATTCGTCAGCTACGAGCCCGCGCTCGGTCCGGTGGACTGGACCGGCTGGGAGTTCCTGAAGCAGTTGATCAGCGGAGGCGAGAGCGGGCACAAGGCGCGGCCGTCGCACCCGGACTGGCACCGAGGCGCGCGCGACTTCGCGGCGAAGCATGGCATCGCCTACTTGTTCAAGCAATGGGGAGAGTGGGCTGACTTCGAACACCACAACCCATGCGAAACCGCTGCCTACAAGGGGCGGCGAATGGAGCAAGTGTTCGTCAACGGAAAAGCCATGAATCGCGTCGGCAAGAAAGCCGCCGGCCGCCTGCTCGATGGCTTGACGCATGACGGATTTCCGGAGGCCTGATGTCCATTTCCTCAACCTCGAACGTGATGGAAAAAACAGACATTCGAGAACTTCCAATTCCGTTCTCCGCGCCGATGGTGCGCGCGCTGCCGGCGGGCACGAAGACGCAGACGCGGCGCGCATTGCGCGTTCAGCCTGACGCACATCACTGGGAGTCGCTACCCGGCTATGAACTGAAGCGCTCGAAACTCGTAACCATTAACGAGCGGATCGCCGTGAAGTTTTCCCATTCCATCCCGCAAAACCAGCAGTGGGATACCGCGCTGGATTGGCTGCTGTGCCCCTACGGGCAGCCCGGCGACCGGCTGTGGGTGCGCGAGGCCTGGCGGGCGAAGGTCCAGTTCGACCATGAGCCGCCGCGCAACATCCCCGAGTGCGCGCCCGTCCGCTATGAGGCCGCAGGAATGCATTTCCCGGACGGCCAGTGGGGCAAGTATCGTCACGCGCGCTTTATGTGCCGCTGGATGAGCCGCACCCTGCTGGAGGTAACTGAGGTCCGCGTGCAGCGGCTGCAGGACATCACCGAGGAAGACGCGCAAGCCGAAGGTATCGCAGCGCACCGCAAAGGCGGCTGGTGGTGGGAGCAGCCGCCAGCGGGCATTGAAGGAACCAATCACTTCGGCGCCAAGACTGCTCGCGATGCGTACATGGCCCTTTGGGAGCAGATCAACGGCGCCGGCAGCTGGGACGCGAACCCGTGGGTCTGGGCCGTTTCATTCAAGAGGATCACGTCATGAGCGAAGCAGACATCAACCGCTGGCAGGACACGATCACGCCGCGCGAGAAGGCGCCGCAGCCCTGGACCATCGGCAGCGGCGGCTCCTGGGACATGCAGGAAGTGCAGCCGATCCCGGACAGCATGCTCGCCGAGTTGGCAAAGCTGTACCACTCGCACGGCTGCCCCTGGAACTGTCGCAGCCTGCCGCTGTCACCGAGCGACCGCGAGTATATGTACCTGCTGTACTTCTCGATGCAGGGGCTGGTGGCCAGGATGCGGCTGGCCGAGAAGAAGGCAGCGGATTGCGAAGCACGCTGCAGATCGCTTGCCGCTGTTCCCCTAGCAGCACCCGCCGAGCCGGTGCGGATGACCGATGCGGCCCGCGTCGCTCAAGCCATGGAAATCGCCGCCGCTCGGCGCGCGAAGATGGAAAAGGGGCATCACGCGAAACATCGCCAGTTGGATGCACGGTGGGTATGCCTGGAATTCAACACGGAGGACGAAGCGACTGTTTTCATGCGGACGGTCAGGGCCGCGCAAATCGCACGCCGGCACGAGTCAGAACACGCTGGTCGCACCATCCCCGCCATCCCCGCAAAGGAGTGACATGAGCACCTTCTCGCCGCAGGCCATCGTCTGCCCGACCTGCACACGCCCGTTTTATGCATGCGACTGCCCGCTTGGCAGAAATTCACTGGAGCCTAAACCCATGAGCGAATTGAAGAACTACCGCAAAAAGAACGTGCAGCCGATGCGGCCTTACGTGCCCGGCGAGGACATGACCGGCATTTCCGTGAACAAGGAGGACACGCCGGAAGAGGGCGGGATGATCGCGGTCAACCCGGCGAACCCGGAAGACCGCTGGTACGTGGCGAAGCAGTTCTTCGCGGACAACTACATCGAGGCATGAGCGCCAAGCGATATACAGCGTGAACCGCGCGGGCCAGCACTGCGCGCAGTTCCTGCGCCAGATCGACATCCCCAAGGAGTGAGATATGACGATCCAGATTCTTCCCGAGCAAAGCGTTCGACACGTCGCTCTCTACGGCTACATGGTCCCACGGCTCACGGTGCATGAAATCCCGGGCACAGGCCAGTGGAATGTCATTTATGACGGGCGCTTTTGCACCATGGCGGAAGACATAGAAGAGATGAACCGATGGCTTCCGTTCATCGCTAACGTGCAGGCCGTGGCGGATGGGTACTCATGCCACGGAGAGAACTCCGTCTGGCGGCCGAACCCGCACAAGGTCAAGGTCATGTGCATCGAAGCGTCCACCCAAAAGGACTGAGAACATGACCAAGAACATCGACGGGCTGCACGCTGCAATCATGAATCTGCCGTGCAAGCCGTATGACGGCACCGACGCCTACACGCACTATTGCGCCGGCCATCGTGATGCACGCCACGCCGCAGCAGAACTGGCGTCAGCCGTAGCGGCAGAGGCTGCACCAGCAGCACAAGGGGGAGAGCCTGCCAACGAGGTTTCCACGGCTAGGGGTTGCCGCCCCGAAGAAGCAGGATCGAACGCGGGTGCAACGCCCAATGCGTCGGTCAGCCCTGCCGCTGGAAACACGGACGGTGACTTGTGGCGCGTGCTGGTTGCGCGGGCCGAGCAGGCTGTGAAGCGCGACTTCGGAGAGTCGGACTTCGATCTGATCCAACGAGCCATGCAACCACAACGCGCATCATCCTCCGTGCCCGAGGCGACGTTGCGGCACGATGCGGGGGCCTACGCTCAGTGTTCCTACTGCCAGCGTTACTCGCTAGATCCGAGGACTCTGAGCGATCGCCCGCCTGCATGCGAGTGCGGGCAGCTCCACGGCTGGAGCGGCAGTTTCAAGCCGCCCGGCTCTGATGCACGGTGGTCTGGAGCCAGCCCTACCGATGACCATGTGGCTGCTCCCGGTGGGCTGGCCGCACCAGAGATAGAGGACGCCGTGACATTCAATCCCGAGCGATCGTTGCCGCCGCTTCCAATGGGCCTGCGCGACAAGAACGGGAAGCTGTGGTACGACAGGTTGGCAATGCACCAGTACGTCATTGCCGACCGCGACGCCGCAATGCAGGACCGCGCTGCGCTGACACCTGATAACTGGGACAGCAATCCCGATGGCATCAAGCCGGGCCAAGACTCGCCAGTTCGGATGAACCATGGAACGGGCCTATGGGATGCGCCGGAAGCGCTGACACCTGAGCGGCCGGATGAATCTGCCTCCATCGCGGCGCACGAGCATCCATCGAGCCGACGCTTTTTCTCCGCCAACGAATCGGCCCCTGCTGAATCTGTGCCAGCGCAAGAGCCGGCGGTGCGTATCGGCGAGCACAACGGTGGCGCCTATGACATGCGCCATCACGCAGCCGAAGTGCAGGCGAGCGCCTCGAGCGCCAAGGCGCTGCTCAATCTCGCGCGGCCCGATCTGCTGCGCGCGGCCGCCTACCTGGGTGCGACCAACGACAGCCCGGACGATGAGGGCTCGATCGACGGCGCCGAAGCGGATCGCATCGCGGCAGTGCTGCGCAAGCTGGCGGGGCAGCCGTGATTCAAAAGAGCGCCACCATCAGCCAGTGCGGCAAGTTCCGCTATCGGCTCGGCCGCCGCTGGGGTGAAGGCGAGCCGCTCTTGTTCATCATGCTCAACCCGAGCACAGCTGATGCCGATCAGGATGACGCGACGATCCGGCGCTGCATCAGGTTCGCGCAGAGCCACGGCTATCCAGCACTGGAGGTGGTCAACCTGTTCGCTTATCGCGCCACGGATCCCAAGGACCTGCGCTGCGCCGGCTATCCGGTCGGGCCTGAGAACGATGGGCACATCGCCGCGGCCGTGGTCAGCAGCGCCGCGGTGTGCCTGGCTTGGGGTGCGAACGTCGCCGGCCTGGAGCGCCCGCAGATCGTGCTGCCATCGCTGCGCGAGTCTGGCGTGCAGCTGCAATGCCTGCGCATCACACGAAGCGGATACCCGGCGCACCCGCTGATGCTACCGGCCAGCTGCAGGTTGATGCCATTCACGATCGAGGCGATCGACTGCGCGATGCGCGGAGAGCCATGATCACCGCCGCCGACTTCAACCGCATCCGCGCGCTCCTGGGCCAGCAGGCCGAGGAAGACATCACCTGGGCGGACCTTTGCGAGCCGCCAGTGAACGCGGAGCAGTTCGCCCTCGAGATCATTTACGTGATCTGCAACAGCGGGATGAAGAACACGATCGCGCGCGCGATTTTCGAGCGAGTCAAGGCCGCAATCAGCGAAGGCCGCTCAGCCTCCGAGGTCTTCGGGCACAAGGGCAAGGCTGCGGCGATCGACCGCATTTGGCGCAACCAGGAGTTGCTCTACTTCGACTACTTCTGCGCCGATGACAAGCTCGCCTATCTCGAGGCGCTGCCCTGGATCGGGCCGATTACGAAGTATCACGCGGCAAAAAACTTCGGCGTCGACGTTGCAAAGCCCGACCGGCACCTGGTCCGGCTCGCCGACCGCGAGGGCTGCACGCCGCAGCAGCTGTGCGAGCGGCTGGCCATCGAGACGGGGCTGTGCATCAACGCCGTCGACGTCGTGCTGTGGCGCGCCTGCGCGAACGGCATCATCAATTCACGAACTGGAGCGATAGCGCAATGATCAAGATGACCATCGAAATTGACGCGATCACCGCGGCTGGTCTACCAGCAGGCGTGCGAAACGAGTTCGGTGCCGGCGTGCGCGTGATGACCGAAGGCGAGGACCTGAAAAACGCGTCCGACAGCGAAGGCCAGACGTGGGTTGGTTTGTGCACGGCGATCAATGAGTACATGCGCTCGCGCGGCGCGCCGAAGTTCGATTGCCTGAAGCCGCTATGAACCGACAAGAACACCTCCTGACCATCGTGGGCGAGGAAGCCATCGAGGTTGCGCATCGCGCCTCGAAGGCGCTGCGCTTTGGGCTGCTGGAGATCGAGCCAGGCCAGGATCTCACGAACGCGCAGCGGCTCATGGGCGAGTTCTGCGACCTGATCGCTGCGTTGGAAATGCTGAACGACGAGACGCGCATGCAGTTGGTCCTGGTTGACCGCCCAGCTTTCGAAGCGAAGAAGATCAAGGTCGAGAAGTTCCTCGCCTACTCGCGCGAGCTGGGGACGCTGCAGCCATGACAACCACCGAAACAATGGATTGCACTCACCCCGAGCTGAGGGCGCGGGTCAACTTTGACGCTCAGGCCGCCAAGGATCTGAGCGCGAGCGAAATTCGCGCCCGCTGGCCGCGAGTGTCTGATCGCTGCCCGCAATGCGGAGAGCGCGTTATTTGCTACGCATCGTATGAACACTACTACGCCGGCGACTGGTGATGACCACAGAAGCATTCGCCTCCAACCTCAGCCCCGCGGCGCAGGCGATGAAGCGCGTCTTCGACCTCGCCAGCGCCGGCCAGCGCCAGGGAACGATCGCCTGCCCGAAGTGCGGCAGTGCGCTTCGGTTCACGGCGCCGCAGCCGCATCGCTCCAGTGGCCTGTGCGCGGCCGCCGGCTGCCTGCGATGGAACACCTTATGACGACGTGCCGCTACTGCGAAAAGCCCGCCCGGCTGCTCAAGTTCGGGGACGAGGGCTACCCGTACCAGCGCAAGGACTTCGGCCCGACCTGGACCTGCGTGCCGTGCCGCGCCTGGGTCGGCTGCCATCCTGGTACCCAGAAGGCACTGGGTCGGCTGGCGGACGCCGAGCTGCGTGCGGCGAAGATAGCCGCGCACGCCGCGTTCGATCCGCTCTGGCGCCGCAAGATGGCGCGCGACGGCTGCTCCAAGACCCAGGCGCGCAAGGCCGCGTACCTGTGGCTGTCGCGGCAGCTGGGCACGCCGGCGCGCAAGACGCACATCGGCTATTTCGATCTCGACCAGTGCCGCAAGGTCGTCGAGGTCTGCGCCAGCAAAGGAGCCTCATGACCGCCTTCAAATTCCCGGACGCAGCGCTGTCCCAGCACATCGCGATCGTCGGCAAGACCGGCAGCGGCAAGACCTCGACCGCCAAGCTCGCGGTGGAGCAGGTCGCCGGCGCCGGCGCGCGTGTGTGCGTGCTGGACCCGATCAAATCCGACTGGTGGGGCATCACCTCGAGCGCGGACGGCAAGCGCCCCGGCCTGCCCTTCCACATCCTGGGCGGGCCGCACGGCCACGTGCCGCTGCACGAATCGGCCGGCAAGGCGATCGGCGAGCTCGTCGCGACCGGTGCGCTGCCGCTGTCGATCATCGACATGGCGCTGTTCGAGCCCGGCGGACATGCGAAGTTCTTCGTCGACTTCGCCCGCACGCTGCTGCGCAAGACGCGCGGCGTGGTGTACCTGGTGATCGAGGAGTCGCACCTGTTCGCGCCGAAGGAGCGCTCGGGCATCGGCAACGAGAACATGGCCATCCATTACGCCAAGCTGATCGCCACCGCGGGCCGCTCCAAGGGCATCAGGATGATGGTGCTGACGCAGCGCACGCAGGCGCTGCACAACGCGCTGCTGGGCAGCTGCGACACGCTGATCGCGCAGCGCTTCACGGCGCCGGCCGACCAGGAGCCGATCGTCAAATGGCTCAAGGCCAACGTCAGCAAGGAAGTGCGCGAGCAGGTCGAGCGCTCGCTGTCGTCGCTGCCCACCGGGCAGGGCTGGATCTGTTCGGGCGAAGCCGGCCTGTTCGAGCGGGTCGCCTTCCCGCGCATCAAGACGTACGACAACACGGCGACGCCCACCGGTGACGGCTCGGACCACAAGGTCGCAACGGCACCGATCGATCTCGAGCGGCTGCGCGCCATCATGGGCGACGCGGTGCAGCAGGCCGAGGCCGAGGATCCGCGCGTGCTCAGGGCGGAACTGGCGAAAGTGCGGAAAGAACTGGCGAGCGCCCTGAAGAATTCCGGCGCCGGCGGCATCGCAGAGGCCGAGGCGCAGCGGCGCGTGATGGCGGCGGTGGCGGCCGAGCGCGAGGCTTCGAAGCGCGAGCTGGAGAAAGTGACGAAGCCGCTGGCGCAGATCCGCGACCTGGCCATGCAGGCGCTGGGAACTGGCTTCGCGGCCATGACGCGCGAGCCGGTCGCTGCAGCACCTGCCCCGGAACCACCACGGCAACCAGCAGCTGCTCCGGGACTGGCACGGATAATCTCTAGCTTAAGCGGTGGGCGCTCGGCGCCGCGATCGGCGGTGCCGGCATCCGATGGCATCAGCGCGCCGCAGCAGCGCATCCTTGACGCGCTGGCCTGGTTCGAAGCCATTGGCGTGCCGGATCCGCGTCGGTCGCCATTGGGTGCAGTGGCCGGCTCATCACCGAAATCGAGCGGCTTCGAAAAGAACCTGAGCACGCTTCGCACTGGTGGCCGCATCGATTACCCAGACCGCGGGCGGGTCGTGTTGACGGATGCAGGTCGTGCAGCGGCAAACCGCCCGAGTATTCAGCCCACGGAAGATGCGCTGCACGAAGCCATCTACCGTATGGTCAGCGGCCCGCAATCGATCTTGCTGCGTGTCCTGGTTGCACTGCGCGGCAAGCCAATCGGGCGCGACGAACTTGCGCAGCGAGCAGGCGTTTCGCCGGCCTCCAGCGGATTCGAGAAGAACATCAGCACCTTGCGTTCGTTCGAGCTGATCGATTACCCGGAGCGCGGCCAGGTGATGGCGATGGACATCCTCTTTCCGAAGGGCAAGCAAAGGTGATCGAACACCCGCCGCCGCCGTTCCTGACCGACGAGGAAATCGCCGGCATGTGCGATGGCGTGCGCCTGCCTGGCGCGCAGCGTAAGCACCTGGCCCGCATGGGCTTGTTCTTCAAGGAAAAGCCCAACGGTCGGCCGCTTGTCGCGCGCAGCGAGTTCGAGCGGGTCCTGGGCGCCGGCCGGTTCGGGCAGGCGCAGAATGACGCCTCAGCAGGCCCCAACGTGCGGGGGATGCAGGAATTCCTCGCCAAGAGAAAACCCAATGGGCAGACAGCGAAAAGACGGTGACCCGTTCGGCCTGGCCGGCACGCGCCTGGCCTTCCGGCATGGGGCGTTCCACTACCGGCACCGCAGCGGCCGCTGGGAGCGCATCGGGGCCGACCTCGCCGCGGCGAAGAAGCGCGCGGCGCTCTACAACGACCCGGGCGGGGTGTACGGCACGGTGGGCTACTGGCTCGACCGCTTCCTGATCGACTGCGCCGCAAGGGTGAAGGCCGGCACGCTGGCCGCGCGCACCCTGTCCGACTACGAGAAGAACGCCGAGCCGCTGAAAGCGTTTTTCGGCAACATGCTGCCCGAGGAAATCAGGCCGCCGCACGTGCAGAAGTACCTGGAAATCGGCCGCGACGAAAAGCGCCCGGTGCGGGCCAACCGCGAGCGGGCGTGCCTCAGCTCCATGCTGAGCTGGCTGATGCGCCAGGACGGCGCGACCACGATGGCGGTGAACCCCTGCATGCAGGCCAGCGGGACCCAGGGCAACGCGGAGAGCAAGCGCGAGCGCTACGTCACCGACGCCGAGTATCGGGCCGTGTGGGCGGCCGCAGGCCCGCAGGTGCGCCTGCTGATGGA